GGTTTCACCCTGAACTTCTTTCTTTAAACCTGTCATTTGTATTTTCCCATTATTAAACAGTTTAACGTTGATGATTTTTTCTTGATAGAAATGAATTGTTGCTTGATTGAAGAATACTGTATTCTTCTTAGTTTTCCTAGATTTTCTTTTATTTTTGTTAGGATCTCCTTTGTTAAGATCTCCTTTTTCTATGTATTTAATCTTATCATTTATTTCTATGTTCTGAAATAACAATTCAAGATCGATGGGAGTATTCAGTTCAGCCACACTTGTGATAGTAGAAACCCTTAAGTTCTCCATATTTCAGTATTTCAGTATTATTACTTTAAGTATTCTTTAAGTTAATTTCAATAAATAGAAATCAAATTTTTTTATATTTTTTGAGTATAAGTTCAACATATCTTGTAAATCTTAAAAGTTTATTTCTTTTAAATTTTTTGTTTATATGTCTTACTAATTCTTTGACAGGAATATCTGGATTCAATATTCTATAATTGAGATAAAGAATAGACCAAGTAACACACATACCATTGAAAGCGTCTATTGTAGCTTGCAGGCCATTTTTTGGTTCGTAATCTTTTGGAGTTATAACTTTGTAATCGGGGAAATAATTCCTAGAAAATCTTTTAACACCCGTTATACTCTTAATATATACTCTTGAAATACTCCATTGACTATCCTCATGATAACCGTGAGGTTCAAAGTGTTCAATAGTTTTATTTTTACTATCAAAAAGTATCATATTAGCGTGTTTTCCATAGTTCGGAGTTTCTAAAGTAAAATTAATAGGAACTAATTGATGTGTTTTTAAACATTCATTTATTTTTTTAACAAAATCTTTTATAGGAACAAAATTATCGACGGGTCTTATAGATAATATATCATATTTATCATTTTCATCATTTTTTTTAAATTCTTGTATCAAGAATGCCCTCATCCAAGAATCACTTACATCTGGTATACAGAAAAGTTTTCTAAACTTTTTATTACGTTTTAACAATATATTGAAATATGTGAATGTATTATTAAACTCTTGATAATGATAGTTTATACCTCCGCTACTTGCTCTACTACCCTTACTGGTTTCTTTAGCTAATGGAACATCAATAATTTTTTTCTTATTTCTTGTATTTTTCTTTCTTGTAAGCTTCTTTTTGTTTTTTCTAGTTTTCTTACTTATCATATAATATATAATACATTTTTTTGTATATTTAAAGTATTATGTTATAGATTAATGATATATTACAATGGTTGTATTTAAAGATCTAAATGAATTAGAATCATATTTATTAATTAATGAAATTGAAGATATTAATAATCATTATTTAGATGATAATTTAAATACTTTATTACATTATCCACAAAAATTGTGTATTATGAAAGAACTTATAAGATTAGGTGGTGAGAAAGAACTAACGAATGTTACTGGTGTAACGCCTATAATGAAGCAATATAGTTTAGAAACTATTAAATATCTCTATGAAATAAGATGTGATATAAATAAAAAAGATATATTTGAATTTAATATTTTTCACTGGCCAAAAGAGTATGAATGTTTACAATATCTTTATGATAAAGGTGTAATGCTTTATGATTATAATGTTATGTATAGACCAAAAGATTATAAATATACTTTTGAGGTAAATATGTTACTTATTAATGGAGGTTTTGATCCTTATAATGAATCATATTTTTCTTTACCAGGTATATTTTTACAAAGAGATACGAGAACTATAGAGGAATATTTCATTTTAAGGAATAAATATTTTTCTGAGTTTAGAGATTTATGTGATATGTGTCACGAAACTTTTATATTTAAAGTGTGTATTACACCAGAAATCATAAAGATTTATCATTATTATGGAGAAAATATTAATCATACTAATTTCTTTGGTAATAATGCTCTTTTTGTTCATCATGATGTTAAAATTATAAGAACTCTTTTAGAATGTGGTATAGATTATAAACACAAAAATAATTTGGGTCTTAGAGCAATTGATTTACATAAAGAAAAAAATAATAGAGATATATACACTTTACTTCTACAATGGGGAAAATGTATACTTATTCAGAGAAATTACAGAATATGGAGATTCAAAATAAACTATATAAATCCAAAGAATTATAAAAAGAAAAAAGAATTACTCTTAGAAATATTGTATTCACCACCTACAAATATATATAGAGGGGGTTTGCAATATCATAAATCATTAAAGCATTTTACTGATCTTCAGCTGGTGCACTAGTCTCCTCCCCCTCTGGTGGAGCGGCAGTCTCTTCTGGGGTGGTGGCAGGAGTCTCATCTGGAGCACTAGTCTCCTCCTCTGGGGTGGTGGCAGAAGTCTCCTCTGGAGCACTAGTCTCCTCCTCTGGAGCGGAAGTCTCCTCAGCTTCCTTCATCATATCTCCCATATCAGGCATACCCATCATCTTTCCAAGATTCTTAAGCATATCCATACCACCATCTTCATCATCTTCCTCATCATCATCGATATCAATGAGCTGAAGAACAACTCTGTCCTTATTCATATCATCATTGGGCTCATACATAAAGGTTAGGGTCTCCAGAGCATCGCGGAGAATATCTCTGTCCATAAGAAAGCAGTGACCCTCTTTGATCATATCAAGAATAACTTCAATCATTTCTTCATAATTAGTTACACTCTTTGAAGAATCAGTAATGTAAGAATGAATAGTTTCATAAACAGTATCCTGCTTTACAATCTTGAGAGTTTGTGCCATTTTTATACTAAATTATATAATAAATTTTTGTATTTTAGACGCAATTTGTATGAATACTTTTTCCATTTAATCCTTTTAAATAACCATAAATATCCAAGTCACCATTATGAACTTCATTGTGACATTTTTCACATAATTGAATAAGATTATGTTTTATATTCTTATGAAAATTATCAAAGTTTCCATCTTTATCAGCATATTGTTGTTCATTGATATGATGTGTATGTTCGGCAGGTTCATTACATATTTTACACTCATCCAAAAATACTTCTGAATTATATCTTGAGCGTTTTGTATTTAATAATTTTTCATTTGCCCCTGTTAAAAATCTTTCAATCTTTTTTGCATTACTAATAAACTCAGAATCCATATCCATGGATTTACATACCTCTAATCCATAAATGGCTGGACCACTACCTTCACTTAATTTTCTATCATAAATAAGAGATTTAGTAGTTTCTTCATAATGTATCTTAAGATGAAATATATTTAGATTATGAATATCTTTAATAAAAGGAATAGTTGTAAGTTGATGTAAATGAGATGTAAAAATATAAGAACATTTATTTTTTGACATTCTTTCTAATCCCGATGATACAATTGATAATGCTGATATGGTTTCAGTTCCCGAACATAATTCATCTCCTAAAACTAATGATCTACTATTACATCTCTTAAGAATACTCCTTAATTCATTCATTTCCACAACAAATGTAGAATGACCTCTAAAAATATTATCATTATTTAAAATACGTGTAAATATTTGAGTATAGGGGGAAAAGAAGAACTCTTTAGATGGAACAAAAATACCCGCTTGAGCTAAAACAATTGAGAGACCAATAGATTTCATAAGAGTAGATTTACCACACGCATTTGTACCAAAAAGAAGTATTCCTGATTCATTTAATTCAATATCATTGGGGACATATTTTTCTTCAGTATTTATCTTTTCTACAATAGGATGTCTTAGGTCTTTTGCTATCATAAAACTACTTTCAGAATCTTCAATTTTAGGACGATAATAATTATTTTCTTTACATATTTTTGCTAGATTTGAATAAAGATCTATCTCACCCAATAAACATACTATATCAGTGTAATGATGTGAGTAATTACTCTTGATATTATTAATTGTTTCATTATAGTGTTTTAAATTAAGTGAAACTATCTTTCTTGTGGATGATATTATTTCATTTGAACATCTCTTAAGAATATTATCTTTATCATTGATTATAATTATACAATTATTTGATTTAATATCTTTTACTTTGATATCTTCATAATTCAAAGAGAATAAAGAATCACCATTTTCATCTTTTACTAGGAATGTTTTCTTAGCAGTATTATCTAAGATATGTTTTATCTTTTTGTTCACAAGTGTGTTTCCTCTGTTCTTAGTTAAGACTAAGTGCCAGTCAAGCATATCAGAATATTCAACTCTAATATTGTTGATACTCTTATTATCTATCATTTTTGAGAGTGTTTTTGCAATATTTTCAAGGATTGATTTATTATCAGAAATTGTATCTGTAAGACAGTCAATTTCAGGTAATATTTCACGTTTGAATAGAGATGTATCCATAAGATTAGTATTTTGAAACTTTTCTAAACTATCCATATTGAAGATATTCCTATAAAAATCAACAAGTTCAATTATAATATCATATGTCCTTTTATGATTATCATAAAAATCAAAATAGTGTTTATTCATAAAATGTTCTTTTAATGATAGAATCTTGTTATAAGAACTATCTAAATTGTAAAACTCTACTGGAGAAATAATATTCAAGAGAAGTTTACGATGTAATCTTTCAATATCATATATACCAACTAAACCTCTACGAATAGTTTTATAATCATATTCATCTTTTTCTTCATCATATTTTTGAAAGATGTCAATAAGATTATATCTTTTATCAATAATATCTTTATCAATACTAGGATAAAGAACTCTTTCATTACATAATCGTCTTCCTATAGCTGTTTTACATTGATTAATAATAGTAAGTAATGAATCATTTTTCCCATTATAAAAAGAGTAATTATCAGATATATTTAATTGTCGGATACAATTATTATTAAGTATAAGATGAGACTTATCCTGAACTCTTATTGGTTTTGATAATTCCATAATATTCTTGATTTTGTGTTCATAAACATATTGAATCATAAAAAGATAACTCAAAAGTAGTTCATTTTCTCTTTCAAAATCTAGATACTCAATGGGAGTCAACATATCAGTATCTTTAAAAATCTTTTTCAAGAACTCATTTTGATAAGAAAGATTATGAATCTCAGGGAAACCGTGACAATTATTTTGAATAAGAGATGAATCTATATCCCAAAGTTGTCCTAATTCTTCATTCGTAAAATGAATATCATTTGAATAGTGAACAATACATTCTTTAGGATTATACTGTTGCATTAGTCTAAATGTTTCTTCTTTCCAATAATCGGGTTCCATTTTGTTTGTTACGATTGAATGAACATAATTCTTTCCTGTAGCAATATCTATTGCTGAGAATCCTACTGAATAAATATCTTTATCTCTTTTATATTTTTCAATGAACATTGAGACTAAATAATTACTATCATGACTATTAAAAGC